CAATGGAACAAAGAACAGGATTGGTTGATAAAAAATATAATGGGTATTACTGAAATTGAAGCAAGAGAAAGAATTAATAATAGTTTGAATTGAAATGAAACAGGAAATTTAAATACATTCATTATTGATTTTATTGATATAAATTTAATGGTTGCAATGAATTTTGATATTTGGAGAATTAGAGTTATAGTCAGAGAAGGAAGAGTATATGCTGTTAGAGACAGAGGTTAAATGAATTAAAATTTTATATAGAATAATAGATTTTGATAAAAATACAATTATAATATATAAAAAATGGCAAATTTTGATCTTATTAATAAAGCGTATACAAATCCATGTTCATATTGGGGTGCCTTATTGGCTAACGCTGGTGTATTTATGACTTTTCAAATGTTTGATGGACCAGGTGATGATGATAACGAACAATTTGAAATAATAGGAAATAATGTATATAATAAACTTCAATTCAAACGAGATAACACAAAAGAAACATTTAAAATTAGAATAAGAGCTTCTTATCAACCAGATAACATTTTGGAAAAAGATGTATTAGGACTAAGCTATATAGAAAAAACGTTTGAAATAGCTAGATTTAATGGATTATCGATACCTAGAATATGGAGTTGTTATAGTGGACAATCTTTAAGGTTGAGTTGGGCACAAATAGGTATAGATGCCGCATTTGCTACGCCTAATTTATTAAATAAACCTGTAGGAAAAATACAATTCGATGCGGCGGGTTTATTTTACGCTGCTCCCTTATCCGCTACAGATGATGTTGTAGTATTACAATCTAATACTCAAGTACCTATTGCCTTAATGGTAGAGGTATTTGATGAGGGTCGTATCGCAAATTTACCAAAAAAGACAGGAACGTATACGTTTGAAAATATTAGGTATACTCCTGCTACATCAACATGGCATTTTGGAAATTATAGAACAGATACTTTTTATTTACATAATGATTCATTTATCATAGGATCCGCAGGAATAGCTGGATTAACAATATTAAATGGAATACGTCTTGAGCGTAATCGTATCATAGGACAACCTGTAAATAATGTTATGGTCTATTTACAAAAACAATCGTTATGGTTTACCGTTGTTAATCAATCTATTTTTGAAGATCCAAATTTTATTTTTGAGCATCCTAATCTTACAATTTTTTATTTAATATTAATAATAAATAACAATAATATAGTTATAAATGTAGAACTCAACTCACAAATTTCTATCATATTAGTTTAATATCTTAATATAAAAATGTTTTATATTAACATATATATATGTCATACAAAGCAGTATTATTATTTCCAACTCAATTATTTGAAGACCTAGAGCCTATTTTAGGCAAAAGCAAACGTATATATTATTTAATAGAAGATCCACTTTTTTTTGGTGATAAAGAACGTGTTGAAAATTTTAATGGTTTAAAATTACTCATGCATCGTGCTTCAATGAAAATATATGAAGATTATTTAAAGAGTAAGGGACTAGATGTTCAATATATTGATTATCATGATCAAGATCGTTTACATACTGGTATTATTGGTTCTACCGAGGTAATCTATTATGATGTAGTGGACCATTTATTACAATCTCGTCTTGATAACTTGTTTAAAGATTATAGTAAAAAAGCAACAATGCTTCCGACGCAATCATTTATATGTGATCTTCATGAATTAGACGAATTTATAGCAGGTCGTAGTAAAAATAAACGTAAATATTTTCAAACAGATTTTTATCGTTGGCAACGCAAACGTCTAAATATTTTAATGGATGATGATGGTGATTTTGAGGGTGGTAAATTAAGTTTTGACCAACAAAATCGGGAGAGTGCTCCAAAAGAAGGTTTTCCGAAAATCACGTATCATACGACGAAAAAAAATAAATATATTGAAGAAGCACAAAAATATGTATTAGAAACATTTCCCGATCATTATGGAAATGTAGACAATTTTAGTCATATATCATTTTCTACAGCTGATGCCAAGGCTAAACTAAAAGTGTTCTTAGAAAATCGTCTATTTAATTTTGGAAATTATGAAGACTCAATTGATACTCAAAATCCATTTATATATCATAGTATTTTATCAGCCGCATTAAATATTGGTATAATAACACCGATGGAAGTAGTTGATGAAGCAGTTGATTATTATTACTCTCATCCAGAAACAATAGGCATAAATGATATTGAAGGATTTGTACGTCAAATCATAGGATGGAGGGAATACTATCGTATGGTCTATATGCATTTATATGATGAAATGGTAGGTTCAAATCTATTAGGACATACTCGTGAAATAACCGATATTTGGTATAGCGGGAATACTGGAATTCTTCCAGTTGATGAGAATATTCATATTGCTTTTGAATATGGTTATTTACATCATATTATTCGTTTAATGGTAGTAGGACAATTTATGTTACTTAGTGAAATCAATCCGAAAGATATGTATAAATGGTTTATGGAATTTGCGATTGATAGTTATGATTGGGTTATGGTTCCAAATGTATATGGAATGGTCGGATATAATGATGGCGGTAAAACGACTACTAAACCATATATTAGCACTGCGAATTATATTTTTAAAATGTCTAATTATAAACGTGTAAAAGGTGATAAAAAATCATGGGATTATATTTGGCGTTGTATGTATTATCGATTTATTCATGAAAATGCGGAGGCATTAAATAATAATCCCCGAACACGTCGTATGGTTTGGCAAATGAACAATATGAAACCAACTGAATTAAAAGTATTATTAGATGATGCGGAAGAATATTTAACTAAGTTGAGTAAGTAAGAAATCCTCCCATAAAGCATTTATCATACCGGGTGTATCTGGATTACAGTCGCAAATAACTTGTGCTTTTTCTTTTGGTAATTTATCTATTAAACAATGTGTAAATATTTGTTTGTGTGTATCTATAAATTCTTTAAAATGACCATATAGATGAACATCTTCTTTTTTTAAATGATCTAATTTTAATACACCTTCATCATTACTATTTTTATAGTAAATTTCCATTTTTGGTGGATAAGATTTAATTATTGTTTTCCAAACATTTACATCATTACTTGAAGTTGTATCGAGATTTTGTTCTAAAATAAGAAATCCTATATCCGTATTTGTTTTTTGATATAAACGACTATAATGACCAATTTCTTCAATTGTTATCACATCTCCTAATTTTAATGTATCATGTTGAGTATGTAAAGGATATACTTCCTTAACAGGATATCCTACGTGTGAAAAAAAATAGTGGTATAAACTACAATAAAAATCACGACAAATAGTTAGATATTCTAAATCTAATAATTCTGGTATACGTCGTCTTAAAAAACTAGGTGTAAGATCATTTCGAACTTTTACAGGTGGTTTTAGATTTAACATAGCAGATGAACGATTTGATCCATAATATAAACTATTACTGGGCATGAATATATTTATAAGCCTATTCTTTAAAAAATAATAGTAAACGCATTATATTTAATTTTTGTATGATTTATTAAAAAGGTAATATGATATATCAAGGAACAACTCTTTATGATCAAAATTGGTAATTACTACGGAATTCTTTATTAGTTTTATTCCATCCGTTTGTAATTTACTCGTGACAACATATATATATATATATATATGGAACATCTGGCATTATCATTTAGGAAGTCCCTAGTCGATCTTAAAGTAGATACAGATTATTATTATTTGGTTAATGTTTTAAATAGCACTAATAGATTTTACTTCAATATTAAAGTTTTTGTTCAAAATAATAAAATTAGTAATTATTCTATACATATAAATGGTGTTAATCAACATTGTATGGATTTAAGTATTGATGGAGATCCTCTAGACGATAGATTTTCTGTATTTATGGAACCAAATGTTGCTAAATTTATTAAAATTAGATATGATAAAAAGTGTAATACAGATGCTAACTTAGCCAGAGCTGAAGGAACAAATATGTTAATAAAAACGGGTTTATACTTAGTCAAAGTTTTTTTTCCAAATGTAGTTAAATTCCGATTTGAAGACTATAGTTCGAGAGATTGTTCTCAGAAAAGCAAATATAATGTAATGAGTTCAAAATATTATATTGCATTATTTGGTTCAACGTGGTATGAGGGATTATATAATGCTAAATTAGAAGACTTACAACAACGTTTTCACTACACAAAATATTTAGAGCGTTTATATGATATATCATTAAAAAATAATATTTCATTTGACCAACTAAGAGCTCTTTTTAAACCCAATATGAATGAAATAGAATTAAATGATTTTAATCAATTGGAAAAAATATATCATAAAACTTCTAATTTTTATGATTTTTTTCAAAAAATAAAAGTAGCATTTAACTATAATAATAAGAACCTAGAAGACCGTGAAAAATTATGTGATTTATTAGCACCTTGGATACACGATTTTATTGATAGAATTATTTTTGATAACACTAATATTATATTATCTAAATGGATTATAGATATAGATGACATTATACCTATAGATATAGATATAATACTATTAACAAAACCGCCAATATATCAACTTGGTGGTAAAAAATATTTATATATATTTTATAATGGCACATCTATCAGATAGACCAACGATTAACACAATTTTACAAATGTAATTAGCAATCAAATGAATTGAATCATTTTTTATTTTTTTTTATAAAAAGTATGTTTTATTTTGGTTAGTTTATTAAATTACTATATACTTGATGTTTATTTTATTTGTGCTTAAATGTATTTAATAAAAAATATGAAATAAATTATCTGAAAAATTCATTAATAATAAAAGAAACTTAGAAAATGTCTGGCTACGATTTACGCTTACACTTAACTGAAAATATGTTATTAATAAAAGTAGTTGATAGTGATTATAATATCTACAAAATTGGAATTACAAAACAACACCATTTAGTCCAGCAATTTCTTAATGAAAATCTCAAAGCACTTCACGAATTTTTAGAAAACCGTGATAATATTGATATTATAGAAGAAATGAATTGTGTGCGAGTAATTTTACATAAACCAGTTCATCTTGAATTTAATCTCACCCGACAACAACAAGAAGGTTTTGAAAATGATATTCGCAAAGAGGACATGTAAAAAGTATATAATGCTATTTCAATTTTCTTGTTCATGATTGGGAAACTCCGATGGAGTTTATGTTTCTAAGTTATATATAAGACCACTATGATGTTAGCTTATGACTATAAATAAAAAAATATTATATAATATAATTATGGACGAAGAAAAAAGAAAAATATTATTAGAAAAATGTGGATTACCCGATATTCCCGAAACAAAACACTGTTTCTCTGACGAAACTCACCACACATGTTGTAGTCTAAGTAAAGCTGCTCGAGAATATGCCGATAAAACAGGAAATCATATAGGTAAATTAAGTGAAAAAGTATATAAAATTAAAAATAATAAAGACGCGGATGAATATACAAAATGGTGTACTTGTACAGGTTCAAAAGTATGTAGTTATTATAGAGATAATATAGATAGTAAAACCTTTATCGATTTTATTCATTTTATAGAAAGTATTGATGAAGATGAAGCTATTCGTATTTTAAATTTAGACAAACATAGAACGCCTGGAATTAAAAATGAATTATAATAAATGACTACGACAATAGGGACAATTCACATTTCCATAACGTATCCATTCTTTTATACAATTTTCTCCAAATAGATGACCACATTTTGTTTTAGTATACGTTTTATGTTCTTCTAAACAGATTGGACATTTTTCATTATATTTTTCAATACATATATTTTGTAGAGATATTTTTAGTAATTTTGCTATTTTATTATCATCTAAGTAGATTATAAATTTATGTAATATGTATAACTGATTGTATTCAATTGTAATTTTTGATAATTCAAAAATATTTAGTAAATGAATATATTTATTTATAATTTTATTAATTAAATACTCATTTGCTTTAGTATAATCTAAAATTATAATTTTATTACATATTTTATGTAAAACATCTTGAAGTTTATTTCCACTTTTATTTTGTTCTATTTTATGAAACAAAAATGTAGTAATTTCTCGATTGATAGTAAATGAATTCATTTTAGGTATTAGGTCTAATAATACTTTTTCAACATTTATATTATTATTTTTTTCATATAATATATTCATAATTTGTAAATTAGCATGATTACACGCTAGTTTAAATGCTAAGTCATTTTTGTCACGAATATGTATTTTAGGATTTAGCTTGAATAAATAATCCAATATTTGAATACTATTATATTGGCATGATAATTGAAAAAATTGTTGTATTTTATTTAAATGTGGAGATTTTTCATGAACGAATGATTGAAAGGATTGTAAATTGTCCGTTTTAATTGTTTCTATTATTGTATTGTAACCGTTTGGCATGTTTTTTTTCAATATTTATTTTTTTAGTACATTTTTCAAATTTTAATCATATATTTAGTAAATTTTTAAGATAATATAAAGCAAAAAATTGATGATAAAAAATTGTATAAAAAAGTAATAAATATGAATTCAATATCTAATATACATACATGTGCGATTTGCTTAGAAGAATTATCAGTTTCAGCTAGAAATAGTTGTATAACTGAATGTGCGCATGTATTTCATTTGAATTGTCTTCTTAGAAATAGAGAACATAATACACGATGTCCTATTTGCAGAAATGATATATTTCATGAACAACCTGTGAATGAATTAGAATATCAGCAAAATGAAAATGTTTTGCCAGACGGAATGATTGAAAATGATAATATGAATCAAATTGTATTATTAACTAGAAATAGTAGAAATAGAATTTTTCAAGAAATATGGAATGAAATGGACTTAGATGATGATATAAGATGTATTATATATTCTATTGCTGACATGGAAAATAATCTAATCGAACCGATTATTGCTCAAATTCAAGACGTATGTATCCGATTTGGAAATAGCTGTTTAAATTATTTTCGAAATGTTCTTCAAGTTGATATAAATATAGAAATGAATATACATGTAAGACATATAGGTCATTTTTATAATAAAATAGTTCAAATCATACATAATGCGATAAATAATAATATTCAAAATAATATAACAGTTGACCGTATGGAAAGTGATATTTGTAATTTATGTTTTGAATATAGTGAAAGGATCATTTTAATCTAATATAAACAAAGCATAATATATTTTTTTGGATATTATAATAACATAAAAAATATATTATCTATGACTTTTAATGATTAGAACAGCATCTGCCAATATTTTTAAATTTCAGTATTACGCGAATTAATGAGCTGGTTTTTATAATATCTTTCATTTGCCCGAATGATTACTTCAGGTGGTATAACAAAATCATTAGGTGTGAATGTCAATTTAAATATGTATTTATTGTCATCTAGTTCAATTTTATCGGAAATAATCGTTGGACTAATCGCTTTAAGACATGGCATGATTTCATTCAGTGATTCGAATGTTCCATCATAAAACGTTTCACCTACTATAAATTGTCCGACTTCTTCAATCCCTGCTATAAAATGATCTAATTTAACTTGAGTATCTTCGTCTAGATTAGCATAAAGACGATTAAAATTGTTTATACTATCTGTAATATTGGTAGTCATGATTTTAATTTATACAAGGAATATTTTATACTTTCAATTTTTTGTCAGTGTGAAACTATTTTTTAAATAAAATAGCAAAACAACTAAGGGAAATATTTACTATATTTTTTTGAAGTAAACTATTTATCAAGAGAAAAAGCCATATATTCGATATGATATATGTAGTGTACAAAGCAATATATAAATTATTAGTTTTTAATTTTGAATATAAAAATAAGAGTATTATTATATAAATAAAACCGAATGCAGATTTTTGTCAAAACCCTTACAGGTAAAACAATTACCTTGGAAGTTGAAAACCAAGATACAATTGAAACGATTAAGACTAAGATTCAAGACAAGGAAGGAATTCCCCCCGACCAGCAAAGACTTTCAAGATTTTGATACCTTAAGACCAGAAAATTGATTCCACCAGAACAGAAAAATAATATTTTAAAATCAGAAAGTATATAAGAAAATAATGGTTAGTATATTATTATAATGGATTGTACTCGTTGTCATAAAGTTAAGGAACTAGCGAAAGGAAAGCGATGGTGTAAGGACTGTAAAAATGCCTATGAAAAAAAAAGACGTTCTAAACCGGAAAATCGTGAAAAGACTAATAACATATCAAGAGAAAAGTATTTAGAAAAAAAGAAAGAATTAGAAAACATAGAAATTGTAATTAATCCAGACGAATTAAAAACGTGTACCGTTTGTAATGAGACAAAAACCCTAGATAAGTTTTTTCAAGCTAAATGTAAGGGAACAATACGTTCTATGTGTAAAGACTGTTCTTGTATTAAACGGAAAGAATATTATCAAGAACATAGAAAAGAGGTAATTAATCAAACAAACAATTATAAAGTTGAAAAGATGAAAAAAGACCCACTTTTTAAATTAGAAAGATACATGCGAGCACGTATTTATAATGCTTTTGTTAGTCAAGGGCTAAAAAAGGACAATTCTACTTTTGAATATTTAGGTTGTTCTAATGATTTTTTTAAAAAATGGATAGAATTTCAATTATATGATGGTATGACAATGGAAAATTATGGTAAAGTATGGCATATAGATCATGTAAAACCATGTGCTAGTTATAATTTAAATGATAACGAACAAGTAAAGGAATGTTTTAATTGGAAAAATTTAAGACCATTATTAGCAAGTAAGAATTATAGTAAAAGTGATAAAGTGGAACCAATTGAACTGGTGCTACAGGAATTTAAAACTGTAGTATTTCAAAAAGGTGTAATAGAGAGATGAAAAGCTACCAGTTGAAAATAAAGGGCACTATTTTCAACATAAATTGTTAGACACCCTTTTATGTCAGTAGCTAGTGTTTGTTAATAACAAATGCGAAACGGCTTATAATGTCGGGAAACCCCTTAGAGCTTAAACTACGTCTTATTTTAGGGAAACCTAAAATAATAAACAGGGTAATGACCTCGTTTATCGTAATAACGTTTAAGATTGGGCAATCCGCGGGTAAAGAACCTAAGTCCGGTTGGCAGGATATGGTTCTCCCACAGAGACCGCACGGCCGTTGGTTTTCTATGAAGAGTTAGCCGCTCTGAGAAAGCTTAAGATACAGTCCATACCCATTGTGAAAGCTTGGGAGCGATTAGATTTTCGCAGGAAAACAATTAGAAGATGGTAGAACTCTAGCGGACTATAATATTCAGAAGGAGTCTACGCTACATTTAGTATTAAGATTGAGAGGTGGATTTTAAAAATCGACTCATACGTATGATGAGGTAAACTATTGTAATAGTGTTACATTTTATTATACATGTGATTACTAGAAAATGATGTAAGATAATAAGGTAAGTCTTGTTAATAATTAAAAACACCAACATCATATATATGAGCATTTTCTACCATAAAAAATTCCCATAATAATTGATAGGCTTTATTATTTAACATTTGTTGGTATGCTTTGTATAATGAATAATTCATATGATTATTTATTATATAAATTATATTTTTATACAAAAATAAAAAGAATTGGACTACTGAAAAAAAAACAGTAATACAATATAATGCAATCACGATTAACTTTAACTGGACATGGGATGCCACCTGCTCCTAATGATTTTAAACAGATTCCATTAAATGGACAAATGATAAGAATGATTCCAGGAACATGTCCGCCTGTTCATACCATTCCAACGATAAATTGGAGTTTGTTGAATCATCCATTTCAACCCGCTAGTGATATAATACAAACATTGAATTCAGTTCATAGTACACAGACGAATGCATTTAGTTTATATGAGCCCAATCAACCATACAGTGATCAATACATTCAGGTTGAATTCTCAAGTATAACAAAGGACGGTGAAGATGGAATGTTGAAAGAATACGCATATTCTTATTCTAGTGGATTTTCTGTGGTGAATAAAACTCGCCTATTGAAGCCAATGCCGGGGCCTGATGGCAATATGTATGTTAAATTATCTGATGTTCACGATTTACTAAGCAAATCATATCAAAGTTATTTGTTAATTGCTGTTTGTTGTGTATCGACAGGCATTGACGCTTTTGATGCGTATATTCAAGAAAAGGTAAAACAAACAACAATTGCTGGTGCATCTTCATATTTATTTTCGGTGGGTTATGCTGGCGGTAAAAACGTAAGATCATCAATGAGAAAAAAACGGAGAACCAGCAAAACACATCAACGCAAAAAAAATCAATCGAAAAATACTTGACGCGTCTAAATAAATGATAAATTCAAAAGGACCGATGCATTTTTATAAAACAAACAATATACGTTTTGTATTTAGATTGGATTTATGCTTAATTTAATGTTATCAAAATTCATAGCGACTGGCGACAATCACCTATGGTATTAAAGCAGAATAAACCAAACTACATGGATTTGATTGAATTTTTGGTAGAAAGTAAGGATTTATTTACATATATGATGTTTCACATTGGATTTTCGGACTCAAATAATAATGATATCGTTTTTAACCCAAAAAGTAAAAAATATCATGTTATAATTCATTTCTTAACTATTTGTAATCCACTTTGTAAAATCCGTAAAAAGACTAATGATATAGATGCCGAAAAAAGCCCAAGTTGATATATATAATGATGATGTTTTTTCAGCTATAGTTAATAAGGCTGAACATATTGGTGACCCAGCTGCTATCATAGTAGTAAAAACCTCATATAGATTACTAGGAACACAATAGTTTGAATATATAATAATACAAATCCAATGTATACATACTATTAAAAATGGTAAACTTAAATATTTTAATGTTTTTAATAGTATAGCTTTCATCGTATAAATATAAAATGTAATAATAATCATAAAAAATTCAAATTTTATTTATTTTATATAGACTTATAGATGCTCCAATAATTATAAATATATAATGACCCATTTCATTCCATGATTTTAATTTTTTTAATCCAATAATATCTAACAAATCATGAAATGGTTTTTCTTGATTCCAACCACATATATTATTAACATATGTTGTCAGCCCACAAAGGTTTTCATTTTGTCTCCAATAAATAATTGTTCCAATAACGACAAAAATATGTAATAATAATAGAGGCTTATATTGTAATAACCATCCTACAAGTAAAAAACTGCTTAAAAAATGATGTAGTATTAATATAAATAATATTTTTGGATGATTTCTAATACAAATTATGGAATCTTTACTAAATATATCGAAAATTGTATTCAATACAAAATAATAAATAAAATATAGTGTCATATAATTACTATAATGAAAAAATTATTCTAAATGATTACCATCATATTGAATTAAATAGATACCTATTATAATAAGTATGATACCAAAAATATCTTTCATATATAATTTTTCATCAAAAAGGAGTGCCCCTATTGATACCATTAGAATAATTGATATACTACTCCATATTGAAACAATTGCTCCTATATATTATAACATTTTAATAAACATATGAGTATATAACATAAAATACCTATAAAAAAAAGCAAATTTGATTATTATTATAATGTTTTAACATTCCTTGACCTACACATTCAAATAATGCTATTAAAAATATTATTACAATAACATTATTAAAGTCTATCATATATTATAATACAATAAATTTTAATAAATCTTTATATACCTTGCTCGTAGACGGATTCGAACCGTCGATTAGAGATTCAAAGTCTCTCGTGCTAACCACTACACTATACGAGCTCTATTTATAATAATATTCTTATTTTTATATAAAAATAATTACTGAATTATAATTAAAATGGAAGATTGTGGTCATTATATTCGCGGGTGTAAATTTATTTCACCTTGTTGTAATCAAATAGTAAATTGTAGAATATGTCATAATAATGAAAATGACCATGAAATAAATCGATTTGAAGTAATTCAAATCAAATGTAATTTTTGTAATAAAGAGCAAGATGTATCAAATAGATGTATAGAATGTAACAATAGATTTGGTGATTATTTTTGTAATATATGTCGTTTATATGATAGTAATTTAGATAAAAAATACTTTCATTGTGATAAATGCGGAATATGTCGTGTTGGAGAGATAGATAAAATTTTTCATTGTGATGAATGTAATATTTGTTATCCAATCGAATTAAAAAATAATCATAAATGTAAAAAGGAACTTTTTATGACAAATTGTTGTATTTGTTTAAATGATTTATTTACATCACGTGAAAGTTGTGTAGTTCTTAAATGTTCACATGTAATTCATAATAATTGTGCGAATGAATGGCTTAAAAAAAAAATTAGTTGTCCAATATGTAGAAAATCAATGTTAGATAATGAATCAGATAAAAAATATACTGAATATATGGACGAATTGATTAAAAATAATCCTATAGAAAATACTATTAAAATTAAAATATTTTGTAATGATTGTTCAATTGAAAATGAAATACCTTTTCATCCATTTGGTCAAAAATGTTCAAGTTGTGGGTCATATAATACTAAATATTAATTTGTTGTATTGGTTGATGACAAAATAACAAGGGTGCTAGTTCTTCTGTAGTTAATATGGTTAATTTATTCCATTCATTTTTTTTTAATAAAAATTCAAGCATATGTATTCGACGATAAATACCACGTTCGGTTGTTTTAATACAATGTTTCCAATTCCATTCAAAACGTAATAATTGTTTTCTATCTTCAAATCCAGTAATATGAATCTGAGGTTGCCAATGAAAACCAGCAGTTGATTTTGCTCCTCCAGATATTTCTCGATTATGTTGTTTTAAACGGCGGGTAAAATCATTTGTTGCGCCTATATATGTTTTTGTTGAGTCAGTTGCTTTTATACAATAACAAATTAACATTATATTGTTATTGTATAAATTACATTTATAATAATATTACTATTGTAAAAATATATGAATTTACTACTATTTAGTTATCATTCTTGGAGCAATTGACATTGTATTAAGTTCTTGTAAGAACAGTTTACATGCGTATGGTAAACGAATCTCCGTAAAGCTAGTGAGATTATTACATCCACGACATTCATATTTTTTATTAGCTGGATTGACTACACCGAAATTACCACACTTTCTACAGACAAATGCTTTAAAATGGTCTGATTTATCCAATAAAATTTCCTTACAGAATCCCATTGTTCCATGAGCAAGAAAAACATCTCTCTCCATTTCACCAATTCGTAGTCCACCGTCTCTACTTCTGCCTTCAGCAGGTTGTCGTGTAAGTGTTACCGAGGGTCCTGTAGGACGACTATGAGTTTTATCATCAACCATATGTTTCAAACGTTGATAATAGGTAGGTCCTATAAATATTTCGGTGCTTAATTGTTCACCGGTACGTCCATTATATAATATTTCATTACCAGCGCGTTCAAATCCAACACTTTGTAGTGTGTCCATTAAATTCTTCAGATTTTTATCAGCAAATTTACTAAAAGGTGTGGCATCACCATATCTACCAAGGAGACAACATGTTTTTCCCATAACACACTCTATTAATTGTCCAATAGTCATACGGGATGGAATTGCGTGTGGGTTCATAATAATATCAGGAACAATACCATTTTTAGTGAACGGCATATCCTCTTGACGATAAACCATACCAATTACACCTTTTTGAGCACTGCGACTAGCATGTTTATCACCAATTGTAGGAATACGTATACTA